CACTTGGTAACATTAGACGGCCAAGCCGTTATTCTTGCGCAATGGGCGCAGCAAAGCCTCAACATCGGCATCTAGCTTTGCAGCCAAGCGCACTGTTCCCAAATCGGTGTTGCCAGCAATACCAAAAGGTGACTGGTTGCGCAGGAACAGGCGAGATGCTTGAATCTTTGCAGCAGTTTTTACCTCATAAGGCACTGCTGACCATCCAAAAACACCCTTAACGCGTACAGATTGTGGCAATGTGTTTGGAAATACATAGGACCCAACTGCCAAAATGCGAGTTAAAGGCCAACCGCGTGAAGGATTGTTAACAGGCTCAAACATTCTGTCTGATGCAGTCCAAATAGTTGAATAGTTTTGGTCAAAATAATCATCAGTTGCAATTTCTGAAATGCTCACAAAATCATCTACAGGCAAAACCCACCAGTTATCAGGGGTGTAATAGCGGGTTGCTGGCAACAATTCAGTGCCATCCTTGTAAAAGAAACGGCCACAATAATCATCAATTTGGCGTGAGGCGGTTGCAATGGCCATTTCAAGGGCAGCATTGTCCATTGAATCTTCAAGATTCAACGCCGCCTTAACATCATTAAGCGTTGTGTAGCCGTTAGTGATCGCCACGCTTTGTTCTCGTTTCTACTTTGGGAAGCATTGCGCGTTCCAGTTGTGGAACGGCGGTAGCGGTTTCCTTTGATTTTACCTTAATTCTTAAAATTCTTTTTAAGCGTTCCATATATCGTGCTGCCTATCATCTAGCCAATAACTCTTTGAGTGAGGCAATATCGCGCCAGTGTGGGCATATATCGGAAAACCTAGTGAGCGAACTCGGCGGCAAAACTGTAAATCTTCACCTATCCATTCACCGTTGATTGGGCCATCCCAAAACCAACACCAATCTTCGCCCTGGTGTGGGTCGGCATCTGCTCTAATTGCCTCAAGAACGCTGCGGTGGATGAGCAAGCATCCAGTGCCTGCTGCATCTACTTGGAAAACTGAATCTTTATCGTATTTGTTTAGGGGCAAGAAACCTTCGGGGGCATCTTGAAAAATTGTTGGCACTGGTTGTGGGTATGGATAGCCTGTTTCAAAACTGGCAAATACCAAACCTGCGACAATCGGGCGCTCTGTATCGTGTGCAGCTTCAATCAACTTATCAAATGCTTCAACTGTAAGTTGTTCATCTGAATCCATCATTAGCAACCAATCAGATTTGGTTTCTAAAAACTGTTTCACCAAACGGTTGCGTTGCTTTGAAAGCAATCCTGAACCTTTGATTCTGATAAATGGTCCAAGTCGTGATGATCGTGACTGAGCAACCTGAATCAAACTAAATGCAAACCCGCCGTTAACTGTTCCTGGGTCGCAACTACCAATTGAAACTTTGTGTGCTGACTTCATAGATTCCCCCGAATCATTTAAGAAGTAAGAGGCGGGCTAATCGGGGGAAATTAACCCGCCTCTTACAATTTTAACTTTCTATTAGAAAGTTGGTGCTACCAAGCCAGTACCGCTGATAATTGAAGCGGCCTTTGGATAACGCTCTGCAGTAAATGCGCCGAAGCCATAAACAACAGACTTGATTGTTAGGTTTGCAGCAAGTGTTGCATCGAATGACAATGCGAATGGTGAACCTGGTTGCTCCCAAAGGTGCATTTCAGGTGCCGCTACGCAATAGATTTCATCCTGGTTTGTTGCTGCGCCGTATGTTGTTCCAACATTTGCATCAGCAATGATTGGCAAGCCCATCATTGAGTAACCTGAGTTACCGTATCCTGCTGCGCCTGCGCCTGCTGCTGAACCGTTCATTGGTGATTGTGCGTTTGGCACTACCAATGGGCGGCCTGTTGAATCTGTTGCAGCCAATAGGAAAGCTAGACGGCGTGGGTGCATAATCCAGTGTGTTGGTGTCTCAAAGACATTTGACTGAATCTGCTGAATTGCATCAGCCAACTTTGGATATAGCAAAGCAACTGTTGGTGTTGTTGCAGTAAAAGTGATTGCATTTCCACCTGATGTACGGATTCCCTTGAACTGGCCGTTTGAGCCTGTTCCGTTAAGAATCTGAGCATCAACAGTTGTGTGCCATGAACGAATAAGGTCAGCAATAACAAATGTGTCAATGCCTGTTCCTCTTTCGATTGCCTGGCGGCTGAGGTCTTGCTGGCCCGCGATTGTACGCACTGGCACAGAAAGTAGTGTGTCATCGGCATCAGTATTTGAAACTGCAGTGTTCTGAGTTTCCTGAACAGCCGTTGAAGTACCTGTTGTCATGCGAGAAATTTCCAGTGACATACCTGCGACTGGAAGTGTGTGCTTTGCAGTTGCGAAATCTGCAGTTGGTCGGCCTGCGCGTGCATAAGGTGCAGCGAGATCAACTAGGTACTGAGGAACAACTAAGCCTGCGAAGTTTGATGTATCTACTGCGCGGCGCTCAATTGATTCTTCCTTTGTGTGGCGTGCTAGGCGCTCTTGCGCTGCATAATCTCCACGAATCTGAGCGTTGAATACATCCTTTACGAATGAAACTCCAGCTTCAGGGTTGTATGTGCGAACTTCGCGTGTAACTGTTGCGCCGCCCACCTTTGGTGTAATTACTGCTGCAACTGATGAGCGCATTTCTGCAACCTTTGCATCTGCTGCTGCCTGTGTTGTGAACTTTTCAATCTTTGCATCTAGTGCGCGTGCTTCTTCAACGAGAGCATCAACCTTTTCGGTTTCCTCTGCAGTAAGGTCGGTGCGAGATTCTGCGGCTACTGCCTCAAGAACTGCATCCATTTCTGCCTTAACTGCATCACGGCGCTCAAGAGCAACATCAACATATGACTTTGACATTTTTCTCCAATGAGTGTTTGTAATTGTTTGAGGTGGTGGCAATGCTCTCCACGGCGCTTTTAGGGTGTGGGATTTGCTCCGACTTCGCTCTGCTACTTTTGCAGCAGAAAGTTATTTTGTGTTGTTAATAATTGCTTGAGCAAGGCGCAGAGAAATTGAACGACCTGCAGTTGCTGGCATATCTGTTGGCTCTAACTCAACTTCAGGTTCTTCAACCTCAACAGTTGGGGTAAGTGTGTTAAGCCCTAGCAATACCTCAAGCATTGTTTTGCCTTCTTCAAGGCTATCGTAAGACTCTGAAACCTTTTCAAGAATTGAATTGATAACCAAAGTTGATTCGCCATCTAATGCGCGACCTTCTTTGAGCGCTGCCATTGCGTGATTGAGTGCTTCACGGGCTTCAACTGTTGTTGTTGGGTAGGCTGGGTAAGTAACCACTGAAACATCTCCATCTGCTAATGAAACTTCAGTTAATGTGCGAGTTGAACGGTCCTCATTCCACTTTTGGCGAATGACACGAAAAGCAAAACTCATTTGGTCAACATCTCCGCGCTCAACTAACTTGTAAAGATCGCGGCCTTCGCTGGTGTCTGCAATCTCTGCATCCATAAACAAACCGCGATCATCTTCAGTTAATGTAAGTGTGCCGTTCTTTGTGCGAGCTAGTGGCAAACCTTCGTGGTTGATAAGCAAACGCACATCAGGTGTTTCGCTCAATGTCTTGCGAAAAGCGCCAGGTGCGATTGTCTCTTTAAATGGTAGTGGAACGCTTGCATCATTAAATACTGCAGCATAACCGCGTAAGCGCATTGTTCCATCTTCGGCTTGGCGTGCTTCAACATCTTGTACCGTAAATGTACGGCGTTCAATTTCTTTCACTTTGCTCCTTGAGTTAACTTCCCCGCCTGGTTCCATATCTTCAGAGATTGAAACTGCAACCATTTGATCTATTGCTTCTTGCTTTGTATCGTGACAAGCAAGTGTTGTATAAGAACCATCTGTTTCTTGTTTTACTGTTGCCCATCCTGAGCAGTCGGCTTGTTTATCTGAAACAAAATATGGCATTTACTTAACCTCATATGCTGCGCTTGGGTCGGCTGGGTCAATTGTTGAAATCTGTTGTAACTGACTTGAAGGCAAACCAGTGTGCTTCATATCAGGTAAGCCAACTGCCTGTGTAACTGCTGCTGGGTCAAAGCCAACCTGAATCAATGCAGCAGCAATTTCGGTGCGTAGCTTTAGGCCAACATCCTTAGCATCTGAAGCATCAATGTTTTGCAATGGAACGCGGTATTGGTCACCATCTGCAATTGGTGCCATATCTTCGTAAGCGTGAACATCGTTGAGTGAAAGGAATCCTTCACGCAAGCCCTTTGTGTAGGCATCGTAACGCTCATTTGTTGTGCCACGAAGCAAAGCATCTAGGTTGAAACGAATGAATCCATCAGGTTCAGGTAGCAGTGTTGATAGTGACTGCTCAATTCGCTCCAAGATTGGGCGCAATGAATACTGAACGAATGAAAGGTTTTGTGCTTCAACTGATGCAAATGACATTGCACCCGCAACTGGATGGCCAAGAAGTGCCAATGGAATACGGTAAATGCGTGCAATTTCTTCAACTGAGAAACGGCGAGTATCTAGCAACTGAGCATCTTGGGCATTGATCGTTAGCGGCTTGAATGATGCACCGCCTGAAAGAATACCAATCTTGCCAGCGCGGTATGGGCCAGTATGGGTGAGGTTCCAATCTCGGCCAATGTCTGATGCCTGCTCTTGTGTTAACTCACCTGGCACTTCAACGACACCGCCAGGGTTAGCAGCGTTGCCAAAGTATGAAGCGGCATAAGTATCTGCTGCCATTGCTGCGCCCAATGTTGTACGGCAGGCAGCGATTGGAGAGAGTCCATAAAACTCACCTGGCAAACGGAAATCAGGAATGTGCAACAGTTCTTTATTGGTAAGGCGTTGTTCATAAACGCCTTGTAGGTCCTTAATCTTTACAAAATAAATTAGTGGCTCGCCTGGCCCAAGTCGTTCAATGCGGATATTACGCGGATTCAAAACATAAAGTTCTTTAACATCGCCCATATCATCGCGTACTGTCAGGATGTAAGCGTTGCCATCTAGTTTGAATGAGGTAACAATCTGCTCATAAAACTCAAGGCGCGTAGTTTCAGGGTTTGGTTTTGCAACCCATTCAGGCTGATCGCCATAAACTGTTGAGTAAGAAAGGCGATTGCGACCACGGCGCACATAAGCGCCAACTGGTAATGATGAGATTGTGTCTGCCAATAGGCGCACGCAAGAATAAACCGTGGACATTCTGATTGCTGATTCTTCATCAACTACAACGCCAGCCAATGTTTCAAATGCTGGGCGGCCTGGAATTAGTGGCTCAAGAAATTGATTATTTATAGCACGCTTTTCACTTGATGAACTCAAGCGCTTGGATAAACTCATTAGTTAGCCTTTTCTGTTAACCATACTAGAAAACAACCTGAAACAATTAAAGCCAATGGAACTGAAATCATTGCAAGGCCAGTAGTAACCAGTGTGGCACCAACAATTTCTACTGTAACTGCTAGATCAATCTTCTTCATTATGCTCCCTATACCTGAATTGAAAAGAATCTTGCAACTGGCGCTGGTGGTTCGGCTGGTTGAGTAGCGCGATCATAACCAAAAATTGAAGCAACTGCGGCATCCACCTTACGGCGGCTACTTGCTTTTGCAACCATAACACCACGGCTAGATTGTTTTGTTACGCAGTTTGCAATGTGGCGTGCAAGTCTTTCATCTCCATCGTGGGTAAATGATTGATTCACAACGGCTTCATAAAACTTTTGCGTTGCTGGCACCATATTTTGCGCACTGTTTGGATAAGAAACAACAGGCAAACCTTCTTCATCCAAAACCATAAATGTTCGCTGCCAACGCGCAGGGTCAAAGACAATCTCGCGTACATTGAAGCGTTCATCTCTAAATGTGCTAACAATTGTTTCTTCAACTTCAGCAACTGGAATATGCCAACCCTGTTCAGCATCATCGGGGCGTTCCCATAATCCAACAACCATAAGATGTGGCTTTTCTCCACCCAATAACCACATCACTAACGCGGTTGAGTCGTTTGAAAACGCACCATCAAAGGCAAGGATTACTTCTTCACCAGGTTCAGGAAATCTATCGGTGTCTTTCAGCGCTTCCCAAGCACCAGTTGGCAACCATGCAACTGAAGTATTTACAAAACAGTTCAGGCGCTTGGTGCGAAATTCAGCTTCAGGTGTGCGAAGAACTGCAGATTGCATTTCTTCTTTGTCCACAATGTCATTGAATCCTGGGTTGGCTTCAACCCAAAGTGATTCGTCTCGGTGATCGGCTTCAGGCTGAGTTGGTTCCCACCACGAAAAGAAAAATGAAGGGTCTTTAGTTTCACCCTTAACAATCTTTTGCCCATACTGATAAAGCGAATAACAAAGAGAATCTTGGCCGTTGCTTTGTGTCTTAACACCTGCAGTTGTGATGCCAAGAAGAAGTGAGTCGGCTCTAGCACCACCTGCAAGGCTAAGAACATTCCAAAGTTCCCAAGAAGGCTGGGCGTGAACCTCATCAAAGATTACAAGCGGTGAAGGGTTCAAACCTTCTTTTGAATACGCTTCGGCAGAAAGCACGCGGTACACGCTGCCTTTATCTTTGAACTCAATTGCATCGCGGTAAAGAGTGAACATTGAAGATAGTTCTTCATCTAGCTCAATCATTCGCTTTGCAGTTCCAAACACAATGCGTGCTTG